TGACACTGAGTTCAACGCTATATCAACAGCGGTTGCAACCAAAGCAGACACAGCTTCTCCTACATTCACTGGCACTGTAACGATTCCTGCGTTGACGTTTACGGGTACTCTGTCTACAGGCACGATTGACGGAGGGACTTACTAATGGCTATTGGAAATCTTTTTGGTGGCTTCATTAGCGATATTGCTAGTGGTTTATACGATGAACTTCCAGAAGAAGTAACAAAGGCTTTTGGTGATGTTCCACAAGCAACAGCACCTGACGTTACGTTTCAGCCTTTTACGGTTACGTCTGGTGGCATAGGCTCAGTAACTGGAGGGCCATCTGGGACAACGTATGCGCTGAGTGGTCAACAACAGGCGCTACAAGACGCGCTGATGCGTGAAGCTCAGTACCGTATTGGAGGAGAGCCTATAGGAACGCTTCAGTCACAGTTTGCTGGTGCAGACCTCATTGACTTAGGTCGAGGGATGATAGGCACTTCGCCTTACGGTTTATCTCAGCAACAGCAAGCAGCACAACAAGCGTTTGGCCTAGGTGGTCAGTTCATGGGCGCTGCGGCACAACAACCAGCAGACATTCAGGCTTTACGGCAGCAATATGGCGGTTTAGCAAGTCAAGCGGCTATGGATGTTCTTACGCCTACAGCCGCTCGTGAGGCTTCCGTATTTGAACGCATCAGAGCCACACAGCGTCCTGAGGAAGAACGACAGAGACTAGCTCTGGAAGAGCGTCTGGCTCAACAGGGACGCTTAGGTGTACGTACAGCCATGTTTGGTGGTACTCCTGAGCAGCTTGCGATGGCTCAAGCACAAGAAGAAGCACAGAACAGAGCAGCACTATCGGCTATTCAGCAAGCACAGGCAGAACGTCAGCAAGCTCTGGGTACGGCGCAGACTCTAGGTGGTATGTTTGGTCAACAAGCAACACTAGGTGGAGCTTTGCAAGCGCAACAGGCTGGCTTAGGACAACAGTACGCTAACTTAGGTTCTAGTTTAGCGGCCCAGAGAGAAGCTCTTGATACCGCTAGACAACAGCAAATGCTACAGATGCTTACTGGAGGTCAAGGACTTATTTCTGGCGGTCAAGCGTTGCAATCTGCTGAACAACAGATGGGAATACAAGCGCTTCAAGCAGGGTACGCACCTCAGGCAGCACTCTTGTCAGCGCTATCACCTGCGTTAAACATTGCGTCTATGTCTGACGTAGCGCGTAGGCAGCAAGGTGAGTTTGGATTAGAAACTCAGATGGCTAACATCAACGCAGAACTCGCTAGACGCGCAGGACTCGCCAGCTTGTACGGTGGTATGTTTAGTGGCGCTATGGGCCTAGGTAGCTCGTTGTTGGGTGGAGTTACTGACATCATCACTGGTTTTATTGATTAACAGAGGACAACAACAATGGCTATAAACGCAAACGTCCTAGCTACAGCAGGAACTAACATAGGACAACAAATAGGAAGAGCCACAGAGCAGTTTGGTCAAAACATCGGTGGAATGTTGACTGACGTTGGCAGAGGTTTTTCTGAGCGTAGGTCTTCACGAGAAGCACAACAGCTTCTCCAGCAGTACGCTAACGACCCTGCCCAGTTGAACGCTCTGGGTCAGAAGTACGCTACGGAAGGCAACGATGCGCTGTCTAGGGTGTTCTTTGAGGCGGCGAAGCAAGCGACTGCTAAGGAAACCGCAGGGCAACAACGAGGCATACAAGGCGGTCTGACGGCAATTACACAGGCTGCTGCTCGTGGCGTACCTTTAGAACAGCTTCAGGAAGGTGTGCGCTCTGTTATCACACAGGGCGGTACGCAAGCAGATATTATGTCAGCGTACAAAGCGGGTGTTGATATGCGAAAAGGAGAAGAGCCTGAAATCATTCAAGGAACACCGGGAACTCAGTTTTTTACGCGAGATGAAACCGGATCACTGGTTTTACAAGAGACTGTTCCCTTTAAAGACGAAACAAGGCAAGAAAAGAATGAAGCCTTTGAATTAGCAAAAACAGGAAAGTATACTCCTCAGTCTATTCAAGACGCTATAAAACCGAACGGGTCTATTAATTATTCTGCTCTAGTGCCTGTGTCTGATTCCGAAGCTAGGGGCAGCGTAAGCCCTAAAGCTGAAGAAAGAAATAACAAGATATCAGAGGAGTCTACAAAGGCATCAGTGTCTCTTTCTAGGAACAGGGCTTTACAGGTGAGCCTTGCGTCAGGTACTGCAAAAAGCACAGGTGTTATAAGTGACCTGAGAACATCGGCATTGAACCTAGCTGGATTAAGGGACGCAGAAGAAGAAGATAAAACTCTGTTTTTACGCACAAGGAACACAGACATCATTAACGGGCTTCCTCCCGGTGTGGCTTCTGATGCCGATATTGAAATCTTTTCTAAAGGATTCCCTGAAGCAAATGCTAGTACAGAAGAAATTATGGCGTACTTGCAAGCCGAAGAACGGATTCTTGCGGCATCTAGTGATATGGCCTTAGTATCTGATAGACATCTACAGTCTCAAATTGACCAAGGCTTAGACGCCACTATGGTTGGTTTTGAGACTAAAAAACAACAGTACGGTATGATAATGCAGATGGCTCTAAGAGACATTGAAATTAAAACAGCACAGGCCGAAACCGAAGCTGAAGCTATTAAAATTGAACAGGACATAATTAAGCAAGTCTCAGAGGTTTTGGGGTTTGTTCCTAAATTCTACCGCTAAGGGTAATAACATGGCTAAAAGTGTATTCACAGGCGAAGAAATATCAGAAGATAACCCGTATGCTTCTTTAGGTTCTGGAGTAGGTTTTTCTAATCCTTATGCTGTAGACGCTATGGATCCAGTAGAGCGTCAAGAGCAATACACGGCAGAACATCTTCAGTCTTACGTAGAAAAAGTTGATTCTAATTCTATTACGGCTGATGATTTGTTTATGACTGCTCGCGCTTTTATTGACGGTATGTGGTTAAACAAGGGTGAAGAAATATCTAGCTACATTTCAGCCGCTGTTGTTAAAATACTAGAACCGGAAGCGTTTAAGGACGTTTCTGTGTCAGAATTAAGAAAACAGATTTTAACTGAAGAAGAAGCTAAATCCGCAAGATTTGCTGAAGAAAGTCCTATATTATCCGCAACAGCTAACATTGCTGGTAATATTTTGTCTCCTGTGTCAATAAAGAGTGGGCAGTTAATATCTCAAGGATCTCGTCTTAGGCAAGGAGATTTAGCGAGAAAAACTCAAGAACAAATAGCTTCTACATTAGGTCGGGGTGTTGCTCAAGTTTCTGATGAAGCCGCTTTACTTGCGGCCCAGTTAGGTAGACAGCAGAGTGGTCGAGTTGCAGAGCTTCTTTCTAAAGTACCAACTCCGGTAGCGGCCTCTGGTTTTGCTGGGGCAGAAGGCCTTGTAATAGGCTACGAAGGCCAGACTGAAGAAGAAAAAGCTAAGAACGGTTTACTTACTGCGGGTATTTCTGCAGCAGTTCCTTTTGCTTTTGCTGGTGTAAAAAAAGGATACGATTTCTTTACTGAACCTAAGACTGCACAGCAGTTAGGAGAAGGCAAATACTTTATAAATTTAATGTTTACTGACCTTCCATTTGTTTCTGGTGTTTACAGGACTGTTGTTTCAAAGGCTTACGGCGGTAGAACACTCTCTGAACAACAGGCTAGAAACATGGCAGGAAGGGCCGTAACAACAGAATCTGCTAAAATAGACGGAGCTAAGACTGTTCAAGAGGCAGGGAGAAAAACCAAATCCGCACAAGAGGCTATAAAAAGAAACACAGTAGAGTCTATAGAAGAAACCGGAATAAGGATTCAGGATAAAATTAAAGAGTTAGAAATTTTAGCAAGAGATGCTAAAGGACAAGCTAAAATAGATTACGATAATCAGATTGCGGAGTTAAAGCTGGCTCAACAAAACCCTAGCGTTTTACGAACTATCGCTGTAAAAGAAGCTGACGAGGCTACAAATTCAGCTAACGCTTTTTTTCGGGGTAAAGCCTTGCGTGAAGCCGCGCCACCGGGAGCAACTGCCGATGAAATTAACGAGCTTGGCTTGATGGATCCTCAAGATGCTAATGCTTTTTTAGACGAGTTATGGAAAAGACACGGTTTTACAGTAGCTAACGGTAAAACTTATAATATAAACGCAGACGATGTGCTAAAATTTATTGACGGTATTGAAGATGATTTTGCGGATCTTGCGTTAGTCGGCGGTGAAAGAGCAAATATCATAGCGAGTGTTAAAACGTACATAAAGGAGCAAATAGCAAGAAAAGCCCCTGACGGTGTTATTTCAGGAGAAGACCTAGTTCAACTTAGAAGTACCATAGGTAAAGCGATTAGTGGATTGAGCGAAGGAGCAACCTCAACGAGACGCTTTGCTTCAGAAGTTCAAACGTATTTTGATGATTTGCTTGAGTCAGGTTTGAATAAACAAGAGTTGGCTGTTTTAGCCGCTGATAAAACGGCGTGGAGTATAAGAAGCCTTGTTGACAGTGCTATTATAAAAGCGTCAGACGGAAAACCAAGACTGGGTGCTTTTGACGCCTCTGATTATTTAGCGGCATTAAAGGAACACAGCAAAAGGTTTGTTGCTAGAGGACAGGGAAGGTTGCAAGAAGAGGCCCAGAGTTTAGCCGCCACAACGCAAAGAAACAAAGACAACATACTTGAACTAGCGAACAAAGAAGCCGACGAAATTAGAAAACAGGCAATTAGAGATAAAGCAAACTTATCAAGGACTTTACAAAAACAAAAGGATAAAATTCAAGCAGAAGCAGATGCTAAAATTGCAGAGTTAAACAGGCAAAAACAAGTTCAAGGAGCGCAAGCCACAGGAAGACGCGATTTAGATATAAAAATTACTGAGGAAAAAGAACGGCTTACACTTCAACTAGCTGATGTTGATAGTAAAATAGCTAGGGCTAAACAAGAGCTTAACGCCTTAAAAGAAATGATGCCAAGTTCTTTCCAGCCTAGTGTTTTTGAATCTCTCTTTAATTCTGCGCTAGTTGGACAAACAATGGGATTATTTGCTCCTAAAGCGGCTGAACAAATAGGGTCTACTCTTATTACAGGCTCTATAGGAGCTAACATTTTGGCTCGTGAAGTGACTCAACGGCTGATAGCAGGACAGACAGCGGGACAGGCAGCTATAAGAAAAAGCGTTTCTTCTATAGGAGAAGTTGCAGAAAAACTTGGGGCGACAACTGCTATGACAACTGGAGGTCAGGCAGGTGCGGCAGCACTGGCGGTAGTTCCTCAAGGAGTAATGTTTTCTGAGGAAAGAAAAGAATCTTTACGTAAAATGCCTATATCTGGTAAAGCGGCTTTGTACAGAAATTTAAAAGCCAAAGAAGGTTCTTTGGACAGTCTAAAAGCGGAAGACCCTAAGCTGTTTAAAGAACTGGAAAAAGCGGCAAATGCTGGGAGATAAAATGAAAAATAATAAAGACAAAGACCACAGTGTATCGTACACATCCATTGACTACCACAGTATGTGTCAGAAGTCAAAGGAGCGCATCAAGAAGATGCAAGCGCAGGGAATACCTACGCCCCATGATCCCAAAAAGAAACCAGAGGACGTAGGTAAGTCTAACGGTTACTCCATATTCTTCATGTCATAACGCACCTGCGCTGCTATAGTTCACAGTTGTTCCCTGTACAGGCCAGTTGTTGTGATCCTTCGGTCATGTCGCTGGCCTCCTCTATGTCCCAAGAGATGTCCTTTGGGAAGTCCTTAGCTAACTGGTTGTACGTTTTCTTGTCCACAGGTTCGTAAGGAGCCTGTTGGTACGTGTGGTCTGAGTAAGGCAAGAAAGAGATACCACTGACCTTATCAAACTTGTTGTACAACCACTGTCCCACCTCCAGAAACTCCTCGTCACGGTAGTAGCAAGTCATGGACGGCTTGTGTTCACACCAGTAGTCCTGATAGATCTCCCATAGCTCTAGTTGCTCCATAGCACCCATCTCTGAGGCTGTCACAGCGCCCTCAGGAGACGCGATAGGGAAGGAGAATACCCTAGTACTGGGTGACATGAGATCGTCCTCTACAGGCACTCCTGCGGCCTCTAGGACGCTGCAAAGTGGGTCACGAGCATCTGCACGTACTCTGCGTATGTATTGTGCACTATAACGAGGATGGATACCACTAGCGCTATCGACCAACTGACTAACAGTACCGCTAGGCTTGACCGCAGTAATAGCGGTAGAAGCGTTGATTCCCAGCTTCTCAGCCCAGAGCTTGTTAGTGTCGATAGCTTCCTGACGCATCTCTGTAAGCCACTTCTTAAGTTTAGCATTGTCTCCTCTCCCAGACAGCAACGGGTGATCCATGATGCCTGTCAAGGATACGCCTAGCAGTGCCTCTTCTTCCGTGTTTACTCTCCAAATATTTCTGAGGTATCTGAAGTTTGTGAGGGTAGCCTGAAGAGTCCCAAGGATAGTCGCAACCCGAACTTTTCGTTTGAGACTTGCGAGTGTATCCTGTGGCCTAACAACAACCTCTGAAAGATTACAGAACTGGTAGGGTCTGAGGATGATTTCGCTACACGGATTAGTTCCGAAATCAAAGGTAGCATCTCTTCGTTCATTTCTTGCAGCTTGCTTTTGACTTGCGACTCTACTAAAGACACCTCGTTCTCCAGATCGTGATTCATATAGGCTACTCCACTCGTTGAGAAACGCTTCAAAGTCTGGCTTCTCTGTGTAACACGCTGAGTTATTCGCCAGACCACGCTGGGGTTCTTCTACCCACCACTGTCCGTGTTTGCACCGTCGGAGTCTATCGTCGGTGAGGTTACTGAGGCTGATGAGTGCTGATCGTCTGACTCCTCCAACGACAACGATTTGAGCAATCTTGCAGCAAAGATCGTGACATTCAATGGAGCTAAGTTTTCGTCCAGCAGCTTCCCGAAACAAGTCCACTGTGAATCTGAACAAGTCGATGAGAGGTTCAGGGCCACTTGCACGACCTCCGAAAGTTTTGAGCGGGGAACCTGCAGGTCGTACTCTGCTAACGTCCCATCTGGGAACCTGACCTGTGTACAGCAGTGATACCAACTCCCTAAACGATTTCGCCCATCCGATCTTCGAATCTGCAACATTGATAACTGTATCTGTTTCATGGAACTCCTCTGCCACCTCCGGTAACTTTTGTATGTACTGTCGTTCAACACTGAAGCCTACGCCTGTGCCACACAGAAGGACGTACATGAGTTCGTCAAACGCCTTAGGGTGATCTATAGGCAGATAGCTACAGTTAAACCCTGCTACGTTGTCACGCTCCAGCGCCTCACCTGCAGTCATCAGTGCCCTCATGCTGGGCATTACGTCCAGCTTGTGCACAGCATCGAATATTTCTGATACGTCAAAGTCGTTGAGGTGTCCACGGTCTACCCAGAAGTTGATGTATCGGTTGACTGTTTCTTCCCAAGTCTCCCTACGCTTCTCCTCAGGCAAGTACCTAGCGTACCGTGACTTGTGTATGTACTGTTGATATGCGTCCATTAGTCCTCCAGTAGTTCGCGGATTGCAGCAACGAGTGCGTCCATTGTGTCGTAGATCATAATCTTACTCTCATCATCGTACCACTCAAGGATGAATCCGTTGTTTGCGTTTCGGATTGTTGCATCAGTTATTCTCATTCCGTTACTCCTAGTGTTTCATTAATGATTGCCTGTGCCGCTAACTGTAGAAGCATGTACACTCCGTCAGGGTACTGCTCGTTGGACGCTACTTCAAACATCTCACCGTCCTCGTACATGACCACAACTACCTTTGGTTTCCTGCCCTCGTTCTCCTGTAGCGTAGCCTTTGCAGCAAACGCAGCCAGAAACTCAGCCGTGGTTATCTCCTTTTCTTCTGTCTTTGTTCCAAACTTGCCGTCAATTACTTTCATGTTTACCTCTCTTGTGGTACTCCTTGCACACTTGGTCAAAGGTTTCCCACATCTCGTCAAACTTGATCTCGTACAGTTCCTTGATGGCAAAGTACTTGTTAATCATTGTGTCAGTCGCCTTCGGGCTAATGTGGTCATTCCACTCTGAGGAGTCTAAGAAGTATCTAGTTACTAGGTCTATGTCCTTAGTGACGTTTGCAAAATCTAACATCTGTTGTTCTAGGTCAAAGATAGCACTCATATAGCCACCTCTTTGATTAACCAGTCTAGGTACACCCTAGCCTTACGCAGATCCTCTACTCCGTTCTTGTACTCGTATCTCCAGAGGTACTTCAGACAGTTACCCTTGAGGTATCCCTTGTACTCTTGAGGGTGCATGGACGCCTTGATTGCTTCGATGGCTTCGATAGCGCCCTTATTGTAGTGGTCAGGCTGGGTTACTGGATTGTGTTTATCACTAGGGTGGAACAGTTTACCTGTAAAAGTCTTACTCTTGTTCACCTTGTCCCACTCCTGTGGCGGTACATCGTCTATGGATTTATAGTCTGTCCACTCGTTCTCACCACTGCTCTTCATAGTACTCTTCCTCCTCTAGCTCTTCTTGAAACTCGTCTAACCTTTTCAGAAGTTTGTCTTCAAATCTGTCTAGTAATTCTTCAGAGGAAATCTGCAGGGCTTCCAGAAGATCGTCAGGGTCGTACAACCGCAACAAACGATCCTTAATTTCTTCTAGTGTCAGAGACATAATCGACTAACTCCTTAAGTGTATCTATATTGTACCATAAAATATTGTGTTTGTCACACCACTCAGCCATAGTAAGTTTGGTACTTTTACTCACTTTCTGATTAGGCTTCATCAGGACAAATATGAGTTCGTACGTCCACGGTATTGACCTAGCGACCGATCTATACTTCTGCGTGTCTCCTGCACGAAAGTATCCTTTGCACTCAATGAGGTACGTCCGTCCGTTTTTCTCGTACACGAAGTCTGGTGTGTACTTCCGTTCGATGATGTAGTCCACTTGGAACGGCTCGTAGCTAAAGCCAAATGGTTGTAACTGCGTTGCGACATCTCTCTCAAACTCCGACCTGAAGTTGCCTAGTTTAGATTTCCGTGACCTTCGGCTCATTGACTACCTCTGTTAAATATCTTGGCCCACTTGAGTACAGGAACGTTCTTACTCCGGGCCAGCAGGTATGCTTGTAGGGACAGTAGGAACAACCGACGGCGAGCTTCATGTTTCCACTTTTGCCATCTGGTACTGCCTCGTGGCAATGCTCTGGTGCGTCTGGCTGCTCCACTAGCTTTTTTATGCGTTCAATATGCTCCTCTATGTCGTAAGAAATCTTATCGTGAACGGGAGCCTGTGTGTCCTCAGAGTCGTACAAGAGGTACGTCAGGTGTCCGTTCTGTTTGTCCATAGCTAACCAACCAAACGATGTTTCACCTTCGGAATGTGCATATCCTTTAATCTGAGCAACGTATCCAAACGGATCATCATAAGCCAAACTTCCGTCCTTGAATTTCTTAAACCCAAAAGAGGACACGCTCTTAACATCAGTGACAACACCATCAATTTTGCAGTCCATAGACCCCGTAATACCCGCAACCTCACATTGTTTTTGTTCATCAGTCACCTCGTGTCCTGAGAGTCTAGTGAGAAACAACAGCATCTCTTCGATCAGATGCCCGTACATAAACTTGACGTAAGTGTTAGGAGTCATCTCCTCCTGTACGTCAGGGTTGTTCACTACGTTCCAGAGATACCTGTCGTCGCGCCCGATGTTGGACATACGCAGCTTACGTCCGTCACGTTTCTCTGTGAACAGGTTAGTCATCAGACGCTTACAGTTTTCACCGAAGCGGTCTATCTCATCGTAGAGGTCAACACCGTCAGCAGGAGTTTTGTCAGAGACTACCTTGTAGATATCGTCTACCAGTGAGTAAAGTTTGTTCATTTGTGTTGCTCCATTAGTTCAGAGATAGAGTCTCTGGCTTGCTCTGGTGTGCAGTTGAACCACTCACCCTTGCGGTCATACGTTTTCTCTAGTAAGCTGTGTGCCTCTGACTCAGCAGATCGTCTGTCAGTCACAGACCAGCAAGTGAACAGTGCGTAGTCTCTGAAGGGTGACGATGTTTGGTAACCGTTGAGCCTGTCCTCTGAATCTATAGCCATACCCACCTTGACCCACTCAGGGAAGTTGGGGTTAGTGATGATGTACACCTGTCCCTCAACAACCTCATCAAAAAGGTTTCTTAATGTCGTTTTAATTTTTCTAAGTCTATTGTTTTTAGGTAGAAGACCCATAGCAACAAAAGCTGCTTCCATCCCCTCTTCCTTGTAGATTTTATAATAAGGATGCTTGGGGTTTCCTAATCTAAAACGACCTTCTGGCGTAGTCATTCGTGATTTATTTTCTAAATAACGATCATAAGGTATTTCTACGTTCATTTTAGTCTCCTTAGTGTGTATCCGCCCACGTTGATCCAACTTTGTACTCTCCGTCGAGTGGGCATCTGAGTTGAAATGAAATACCAGCCGCCTTGATGCACTCAACTGCGAGCCACCCGAACTTCTCTGCTTGTTCTGTAGCCACCTCCGATTGTATCTCGTCATGTACGTTCCCTATAAACTTGTAGTCTATCTTGTGTTGCGTTGCGTAATCGTCCAGTAACACCAGAGCCTTCTTCATAATGATAGCACCTGCCGCCTGTAGTAACGTGTTCAGTGCACTATGTTCTGATCTGACCCAGAGTTTCCTCCCGTCGAGTCCGACGAGATGACCCTTCCTAGACGCTTCTCCAACTCGTTCTCGTAGAGTTTCAAGAGCAGGTGTGTTTCGTAGAAAGCGCCTCCTAAGCTGATTGCCGTCTCCTGCAGTTCCTCCGACGATGCTTCCAATCTTTGCGTCTCCTGCTCCGTAGAGGAAAGCATAGATGAAAGTCTTTGCCTGAGGCCTAGTTGCAAGTCCCGCAGCAACTTGATTTCTGGTGTGAATGTCTTCTCTAAGTAGGACATTAGTAAACTCCTCGTCTCCCATGTAGTGAGCCAGCATACGTAGCTCTAGTACACTAGCGTCAACACCCACTAGCTTACGTCCCTCTGGTACAATCCAGCAGTCACGGCACTCCTTGCCAAACTGTGAGTTAACCGAAGGAACCTGTGCCATGTTTGGGTTCTGGTGCGTCATGCGTCCGGTGACAGCACCGTTTGTTGTAACCCTTCCGTGTACCCGTCCGTCATCCTGTACGTGTTCTATCCAAGAGGAGACTTGTGCGTATCGCTTTTGTAGGAGTAGGTACTCCAGAACGAGTAGTGCTTCCGGTATATGTTTGTTTTCCTCAAGCGTCCTCTCGTCCACCTGCGGTCTACCGGACGGCGTGAGTTCCGTCCATACCGCACCCTTAGCTTCAAGTCGTTCAGCCACCTGTTGACGGCTACCGGGGTTAAATACCGTAACCTTATCCTTAAGGCGCTTGCCTGTTTTCTCAGACCACCTCTCTTCAACAATAGGCGGGAACACCCTCTGGAGTTCTTCCTCAATCTCATACATACGCTCCTTGAATCTAGCGCACAGTGTGTGACACAAACGCTGATCCAGTAGCCACCCGTTGCGCTCCTGTTCCTGTATGATCCACTGCACCTGATGCTCTAGGTCAATGGACTCCCGTGAGAAACCGTCTAGCTCAACACGCAGCCTCTTGTACACCGCCTCAGTCAACTCTACGTCACGTATGCAGTAGTCGATCATGGCTGGAGATAACCTAGTCCAGTCCTCGTGGTCACCCTTTGAAAAACCTAGGATGTTGCCCCAGTTACGCAGAGAGTGTCCACCAGACCTACTTGGATCAGCTAACCTAGAGAGGACAAGTGTATCAACGACACTGCTCCTATCAAAAGTAAAGTTCCAGATACGCTCAATAACAGGAACGTCGAAGCCAATTCCGTTGTGGAATATAAAGCTAATCGGCGCTTTGCGAGCCACGTAATCCTTGAAATCTTTTTCATTACATATTACCTCACTCTCTCCGTTGTGTCGGCAGACTGCACACCAGATTACACTGGGGTTTAGCCCATCGGTTTCAATGTCACAGAAGGCTAAGTTCAAAACTCAGTCTCCGGTGGGTTAGGGTTAGCACACTCGTGAATACGTCCGGTAAACTTGTCGTACCGTAGC